CGTTTTTACTTGCCTTTGTGTTTAACGAGTCGAACACCGACAAGGCTTGTTCACCAAAAAATGCAAGTGCCGGTGTTGCGGCCTCACCAATTGCAACGGTTGCATTTTCCGCGCCGGCGGTCATCTTTTCCCACATTTGTGAAAGGTTCAATGCACCTAGGCCGGCCTTTTCCGCGTTTTCTTTTCCGACCTTTAAGGCCTCGTTAATGAACGCTTGCTTTTTTTCCGCATCGGTTAATGCGCGTCCGGTTGCACCAATTTGAATTGCATAATTTTTGTTTGCTTGTTCCGCCGAAAAAACAATTCCGAGGTTATCCAAAATCATTTTTGATTGTCGACCCAAACCGGTTATCATTGATTGAGTCATAAATTGCATTGATTGACCGGTCGCTTGTGAGGCCGATTGTGCAATTTGCAACATGTCACCCATACGGTCAACCGGCAAACCTAATAATGCCGCGTTGTTCGCTTGTTCCATTAATTTTAAGTCTGAAATTGTTCCGCGTGAAAGTTCTTTCATTTTGGTTAACATCGTGTCCGCGACTTGACCTTGTGATTGTGCAAGTTTTATGAACGATGTTTGAACGCCTTTAAACTTTCCGGCCTTAATTGCGGCGGCACCAACGGCGGCACCAACGGCACCGAATGCGGCACCGGCAAGTTTTGCGGAACCGGCAAGCGTCGACATTGTGTTTTTCAGACCCTTAAGGACCGAACCCCCGACCTTTTTAATTCTTATGGTTAACGTTGCCTCGGTTTTTGACATACTATCGTTTCCTTTTCGCAATCATTTTTTTCGAGGCCTTTGTTTCCTCACTTATTGCAATTGTAGCAACGAGAACATTGAATTGATAGTCACTTATTGAACGGTTTTTAATCTCACTCGGCAATGTCCCATAACGTTTTGCAAGAATGTCAATTTCATAAAGCCTTTCACGGTTTAACGAAAATTCTTGAGGGCATCTTTTATTTTTTTTTTGCCGTGTGTGAAAATCATTATTTCCATATAAAGTTCGTGTGCAATTTCCATGTCCATAAACATGTTATCGACGAAAGTCTCACCCATTGGACAATCTTTTTTTCGAGACAATTCCGGTTCGGCAATGCAAGACATAAACACGTCACGATAATGTTTTTTTATCGTGTCCACGGCCGGACCTGATTTTCCTTTTTCCGCCATGGGGTTGCTATATAGATGATAATTTTCCGTTAATACTTTCGACCCATTCAAATGGTCAACAACACCGAGGCGTTTCACTTTAAAATGAACGCCTCGAATATTTAAGACTTTCGTCTCGTTTAAGTGATCGTTAAGACTTTTTGTCTTTTTTTTCCAAAAGAAAAGCATAATTTATTCACCATTTCCGGTTTAGTTAGTATGAACTCGTTAAGTTTGTGACCTCACCTTGCATTGCATAACCGCCGGCGCTTGAAACGTCACGATAAACCATGCAAACAACTTGTGATGTTAATTGTTCGTCCGGTCCGCCGATTTCCGGGTCCCCACTGTCCATTATTTTGACTTTCGGAAAATTAAATTTCATTCCCCGTTTTTGGTTTGAGCCTGTTAAAGTCGAACCCTCAAAATTCAATTGAACCGCAACGTCGGTGTCGTTCAACATCATGTCGTATGCGGTTGTCGTATCAAAACGCATTGTTAAATTCAAGGTGAACCCGGCAATTCCAACCGGCAAGACGTCTAGTGTGTCGGAACCAATTCGACGGGAACCCGTGTCACCTTTAAGATTGTTCGCAATTCCGAACTCAACCGTTTGAACGTGCCAAAAACTCGTTGTTGTAATATCCGAAAGTGTTCCGGCCTCAACACTTATACGACCCTCAACAAACGTTAATGGTTCACACGAGGTTGTCGTGTATAAGGCGGACGCAACGTCGTTGGACGTTTGGGTCGAGTCTTTTGCCATGAGTGAAAAAGAACATTTCAGAGCGTCGTCAATTTCGGCGGTGAAATTCGCCTCGTTAACTCGAATTCCAGAGTATTCAAAAATTTGTGCGGAACTAGATTGTCCTTTCCTATGATTAAAACTCAAGGACTTATAAGTTCCCCCCATGTCACCGATAACATAAGAATGAGTGAACGCAAGTCCCCCGGTTGTCTCACTTGTCGCCGTTGCGGTTGTTACGGTTCCGCCGAATGCGTTTTGCAATAAATATTGAAAACCCGCTTGTTCCGCATAAGCATAACTTTCGATTTCACCCTCAACAATTTTTGAGGTCCTGAAATTTTTCGAATAAGTTCGACTTGTTTCGACTTGTTCAATCGTTTTCGTTTCCTTAATTGTTTTCATTGCGGCCGTTAAAAAGTTGAATTCGGCGGTTGTTGTGACCCCGGTTCCGAATGTTGTTTCACGACCAATTGCAAGATAAGAGGCATAACCCTCTAATGAACCTTGACCTACTGACATAATTCCCCCTTAAATTGAGTTTTGGAAACTCGACCAGTGATCGGTTCCGATTTTCATAAGTTTATTTTCCACGTTTTTTAATTTTTGTGCAAGTGTGTCGCGCATTTCAATATAAGCACGAACTTTTATTGAGTCCTCACGTTGATAATTATAACCCATTTGTTGACTAAGGTCCTTTGTTGGGACTGAATTTAAAATGGTTTTTTCCGAACAACATACAACCGGCAAGCGAAAATTTCGAATATAGTCCTCGACCCATTTTGCCGAAAATATGAGGTTTGACGATGAATATGCCGGGTTCCCGTCCCTTAAAACAACATAGGCGTGTTTCATATAGCTTTTTTTCCCGTCCCCGGCGTCGTTGAATGAATAATATTTTCCATCTTTTCGCCACGAATAGTCAAAACCGACCAATAAATACTTATCATATCCGAACAAGTTCCGTCGACCCTTGTTTGTTGATTGTGTTGCAAGGACAACCATGCAATTCGACACGTTCGTTGCGGCCGGTATAAATTGGTTGCAACCTGATAGTTTTGAAAATTCAACGTGTGAACTTATAGAGTCCTCATTGACGAAAAAGCAAACACTTTTCCAACCGAGTTTAAACCATTTCGGGTTCGCGCAAACGTTGGCAAATAAAACAATATCTTGAATTTTATCGACATAAGGTTTGAGATATTTTTCAAAGGACACATTCGCGTCGCAAACAAGACAATAGTCGGGAATGATACCGTTTTCAATTAAGTGACCTATAGTTTTATCACAAGCCAAAATATCGACCTTGTGTCGGTTTGCTTTTAAAGTCTCGAGATTTTCCTCGAATGAATAACCATTTGCGACAAGAACAAGGGGTTTTCCAATACCGGCGTTTGCAAAATCGGCGAATGTTGTGATGTTCTTAACCTTGCTTGCCGCCTTTGCGTGTCGTCTCCACTGTTCGCACCATTGGTTATAGGCGCCCCATGATTGTTTAATAATTGCATCGTGTGATAAGTTATTCTTTTTAGACATTATGTCCCCTTATTAGTTAATAAAATAATATTGCTTTTATGTCCATTATTGAACCCCTATAATGCGCTTTTTCGTCCCAACCTAACGAATGATAAGTTATTTGCGTCGGGAATTGCCACGAAACATTCCCGGACAAACTATCATAACCGCGCAAAATCTTTTCGGCGTTTTCCATTAACTTTTCGAGGTCCTCGTCGGCCGGGTCCTCTATTCGATTATCAGTATAAGGTTCCCAAACCATACCGGCAATTTTAAGACTTATTTCGGCCTTTCGTTTTCCGGTTGCACCATTACGTGCAATACTTTCCGGTGCGGTGCTTTTGGAGTCAATGAAAACAGTTAATGCCGGCAAAATATTATCGTTCGGCGGTATCTTTTCCGGGTTCACTTTTAAAATCATTTGAACACGTCTTGTTAGTCCGTCGGAAAGGTCCCCAATAGGCGCACCCGTCGCCGTGTTGTTTGCGTTGAGGACATAACGAATTTGTTCTTTTAATTCACCCAATGGAACCGTTGCGGCCGTTCCCGTTGACGGTGTTGGAACACTTAATGTTCCGGTCAATGTTGCATCGTTGAAAATGTATTCCGTTCCAATTGCGACCGAACCTATTCCGGGGTCGGTATAATCAGCATCGTGATAAGTTCCGGTCAATGTTGCATCGTTGAAAACATAACCCGTTCCCGACAAAACATTTGCGACGCCGGGGTCGGTATAATCAGCAACGGCAAATGTTCCCGTCAAGGATATTCCTTTAATTGTGTATGCGGTTCCGTCGACGACATTTGCGGCGCCGGGTCCAACCGTGTTTATTGGTTGTTCCGCCGTTGCTGAATAAAAAGCGGTCCGGCTTGACCCAGTGAAAACCGATGTTATTGAGGCGTCGGTTAAATAATGATCAAAAATCAACACCTCATTTGTATAATGGGTTGAAATATTTCCGTTAAAGCTACGACCGAAAGTGAAAGTATTCCATTGTCCTTTCGGATAATTTGCCAACGACCAACCTCTTGAAAAGGTGGTGCCGCCTATGCTTGCGGCGTCTATCATAACGTCAATAACTAGGTTCCCGGTGTGAGTTCCCCGAACAACAAAATCTTTGAATGAGGTGTCGCCGAAATTATAAGTTCCTATTGTTTGATTTGCGCCGCCGTTGGAACCGGCCTCAGAGCGCATTGATGAAACAAGTTCGTCACCGGCGCGAAAACCCATTGTAAACAAGCCAAAATATGAACCCGTGTCGCCGCCGCCTTGAAAAAGAAAATCGTTGCTTGTGCTCGTAGACCCCCCTAATGCCCTTGCCATACGATAAACAATTGTGAATTCATCCGTTTGCGCCGGTGTATTATCGGCACCGAAAAATTGCCGCCAACAATTAACCGCCGAGTTGTCCATGTTTAAAGTTTTTGCGCCTATGCAACCCGTGAACGAACAGTCAATAATTTGCGTTAAAGTTGTTTGTCCTTGATCATAGCTAGACGAAACCTCACCGCCGGGTGCATAATATGCGTTTATTGTGTCCGAACGAAATGAAAAAACTAAACTCATCTTAAAAGACCCCTCATTGCAAATTCCATTGTCGCCTCGTTAATTCTTTCGAGTGCTTTTTTAGACAACCACATAAAGCGACGTCTTGGCATCTTAACCCCGTCCCCATTTTTAAGGCCTTGATCATGTATTGCCGCATAAGGTTCGCCGGTTTTTGTTTTGGCATTGTTAAACCACATTATGCCGTTCGTGACTTTCCTATAATTCGAGGCCTTTAAACTATTATGCAAATGTCTTGAGTCTTGCAATTTAAAGTTCGAACCTTTTCCAATTTTTATCATATGTTTAGTATACGCGTCGGACCATTCAGGCCAACGTTTGTTTTCGGAACCCGACTCAGTTTCGAAATGTCTTTCAATGTCCTGAATAACAAACACCGAAATTGTGTCGATATATTCCTTGTGTCGGTCGCCTATCCTATCAACATTTTTTGTTAATTTTTTGAAAAACCGTTGAGCCTTTTTCGAGTCAAATTCAATGTTGGTTGTTGACATATTTATTCCCTATCATCCGAAATGTCATCGAGTTTATCCGGGTCGACCGTCCAACCTAGTTCGTTGTCCTCGTTAAAAGTAGGTTCGTACGAGTCTTGATTTGAATAAACTTTAAATTGTATTCCGTCGCCGGCTATTTTGTCGCCGCTTGTGTCAACAAGGTCGGCTTTATAATTCAAAAGGTCGTCGATGTTGTCGTATGCTTTTTGAATATATCGGTCCGCACGAACAAATGCGTCGGCGGAACCGCGTGCCGTATTTTCATATATAAAACCCAACGACAACCATTCACATAAAGTTGTTATCATTGGGGGGACGGACGTTGTTGTGTTAAATATTGCCGAACTCATATCATAGCGACGTGAAAGTCGCTTATCAATTTCATTTTCGGCTTGAGTGATCATTAAAGTCGCGGTCGCGGTGAGGTTTGTGAAACTTGCACCCCCCCATAATGTTGCTAAACTTGTGGTTGTGCAATAAAGTCCCATTTATTCCCCTCTTAAGTTTTCCTTAACCTCGTCGGTCAAAAGCGCCGGGTGTTTTATATAATTTCCCATATAATGCGAATACGCGCCGCCGGACTTTTTCTTTTGTTTTCGAACAAGCTTATTCCCGACCTTAACATACCATGTATCGACAACGAAATTGTTCTTTTTGATTTCGACTTGTTCTTTTGAACGCCTATTTAACCATTGCGTTTTTGTTTCCTCGTCCGCATCTTTCATTTCATCGTTGAAATGTTTTTGGTCTTGTTCCGATAACTTAACGGGATTCTCTTCTGGTTTTTTTTTAACGGTTGCACGTCTTGAACGTGTCTTTTTATCTTTTTGCATCTTTCTTCCCTTTCATAGACAAAAGTCCGAGGGTTAACCCCTCGAACTCGATTAACTTTTGTTGTAAAAAAAGAACAATCTTAAAGAGCGTCCTTAATTAAATAACCGGCAAGGCTTGCAACAACTTTCGGTGAATAATGTTGGTTCACTTCGATTGCTTCGGATTGACGGTCCTCGTCTCTCCAACGTTTAACAAGCGGCAACGCGTTTTCGAATATATAACCGGCGGACGGTGCCATATTCGACGGACGCGGTGCTTTATAACCAACAAACGCGTTGTCACCCCATAAGGCGGAAACACTTTCGGTTAAACCCTCGGCGGCCGTATCAATAACCGATTTCGGAACCAACATATTCTCAACACTCAATAATGCGCCGATAATATCCTTTGTGATTGTGATGTTCGTGTATTTCACACGGTCAATCACAGAAGTATGATTTTTAATTGCAACCATAACATTCCAGGGAATTATTGACATATTCGGCATCATTCCCGACTGTTCAAGAACAACCGTTGCGGCCGTATCAAAAATAGGAATTGGGTTTGATGTTGTTGTGTTCGCTGAAAATTGTTGTGCGGCAGAAAGTGAAACATTTTGCGACCAACTAGTCGACGTGAAAAGATCCGCAACGCTTTTTTCTTTACGCATAAGAATTTTTTCAGTCAAAATTTCAGTCGTGTCACGTCTTAGATCACTGATTTCATAGTTTTCTTGATCACGGTCACTCACATAATCTTTTAATGAATGTTGCTCAAGAACATAAGGCGCCGTCGAAACATCAAAATTATGTTCGCGTGCAACCCCTTTTGCCGAACGAATAGTTTCCGGCAAACGGAAATCTCGGTCGTATGTTCTATAAACATCACTTTCTTTTTTAACGGCAACCTTTGGAAATACTTCATTTGCAATAAAATTTTCGTTTTTATAGCGTACTGAAATATTTGATAAAAGCTTGTCGACTCTCAATTGACTTTTTGCAATTCCCACAATTAACCCCCTAAGCCCGGTTGAATATAAACCGTTGCAACCGTTAATGTTGCGTCAACTTTCGCCGATGTTAAAATTCCAACATATGCGTTTGAACTAGTTGTCGTTCCGGCTGCAACAAATGGAATGCCGCGACCGCTTGTGTCGAGTGCAACCAATGCACCGGCCGCAACCGTGTCGTTAAATAATAATTTTGCAATTGCACCATTCGTTGCAACGGCAATACCTTGAGTTGTCTCGGTCACATCGTCAATTGTCACACCTACGGGCATGTTTGTCACACCGGCCGGATAAGCAACGGTGTTCGCGGCGGAGATATAAACCCCACGTTGAGACGATAATGTCGAAGCAACTTTAAATGATTGTACGTTTTTTTCAGTAGACATCTAAAACCCCTTTCGTTTTAATTTAAGTTATTCGGACGCAACCAATTCTTTTTCATACTTTTTCGTGACCTCAGAATAAGCCGTTGAATAATCACAATCATTTTCTTTCGAAAACTTTTCGATTTCAGCGTTTATTTTATCTTGATCAATTGCATTTTTGCCGTCGCCTTTTGTATCCAATGAATTATCGTCGAAATTAACATCGGAACCTTTCGCAAGTGCAAACATATGCTTTATGAGTTCGAATCTTGTTGCATCAGTTTCTTTTTCATCTTTTTTAATTTTGAATGTTTCAACGTCGCCGTTAAGAATTTGTTTTGCAAACGGAACCATTGCTTTCGTGATAAGACCGTCCTTTTCAAGTTCGGCAACCTGTTTTTCGATTTCGATTGTTTTAAGATCGGCAACCGATTTGTTGAACTTTTCTTTTGTGTCGGCAAGTTCTTTTTCGTTCTTGTCGTTTGACGTTTTTAATGCGTCGGCGTCGGCCTTGAATGTTTCCGCATCGGCTTGCGCAATCTCAAGTTCGGCTTTTGCGTTTTTTGCCTCAAGTTCGGCTTTTGCAAGTTTTTCCTCTATTGTCATGTTTCCCCCTAAAGGCTTGTTGTTTTGACTTTCGTTTAAATTAAACTTTAGTTCACAATTGTTTGTGTATGTTTCAACATTATCGTACTGTTTTATTTTATACGTTGCAAGAATATCTTTTAAGTTCAAAACCCCCGGCGTTTCCGCACCCAACAAGGCAATAGCCCCAATCATTAAATCGAAACGTTCTTTCATAATCTCAACACCTTTAAAAAGTTCGATTGAAACCTTTCGATAGGCCTTGTTATTGATAAGTTCGAACACCTTTTTGGGAATGTCCACAAAGTCGGCTTTAAGTTTTATTCCGTCCCTATACATAGAGTCAACCCATCCGGCCGCCGGCAAACCCTCGGCTTGCAACAACTTTTGTTGTTGATCATGTCCCAATTTAAGAAAAGGCCGCGCACCGTCTTTCGTCTTGTTAAAGGCGTCGACCATTTTATCAAGGTCCTTTTCGGTGAACGTTTGTCCGTTCCATTTTCCGGTTGAAAATATCTCGACGCCTTTGATTTCACGGGTCTTGCCGAATTCCTTTTTTTCCATAACCCGACTCAGTTTCGAAATGTCTTTTTGATTGTCTTGCAACCAACCGAGTGCGGTTTCCATTGACCATGTTGGTTTTTTGAACGTGACCCCTTGAACACATTTCCGTTCGGGGTTCAATGCACGTTGAACAAGGTTGTCGTTTCGGAATGAACCACAAACTATATTTATGTCCATTCCTATATTTATATAGTCGAACGTGTCGGGAACAAATTCGTCCGGCGCTATAATGTTTCGAACTATTTGTGACTCGTTTTCGATTAAAAATTCCATTCAAACCCCTTTTAATTGATTTTATATTCCCTTAAGGAAAAACGCAAGTTAACCGCCGGAAAGTTTCCCCATATTCATCCACAAAAAACGCGTCGAATATCAAACGCTTTAAGGAATTGAAATTTTGACATTTAAACCCCTCGTGACTTTCGAACTTGCAACAAGTCTTTTGTTTTAGAGTTGTCGCCTTTAATTCTTAACCCGTGATTTTCCTCAAGGAATTGTTTTATAGGTTGCTTTTTGATTTTGCGTTCAACCATTTGACCCTTTCGTGGGTCGCGAACCGCGACGGTTCCGCCGATCTCGGTATCTATAACCTTGTCCTCGAAAATAGTGATCGGTGTTAATACCGAACGACAATTAAAATGTAGAGGCGGTGCGAAATTTCCAGCGTCGGCTTTTGAAATTATTTTCCCATGCAAACCGGAACATATTTCGGAAACTCGTGAGTCCATTAAGGCGTTAAACTGATAAGCGTCAACGACCTTTGAGTTTTCAAATTCCGCAAGTCTTGCTTGGTTCATAACATCGGTATGTTTTGTTCGTGCGTATCGTTCAACCGATGCAATTGAATTCCCTTTCATTGTAGAGTCAATTATTTCAATAACACTTGAGACGGGTCGACCGTCCCGAATTGCATCTTGCATTGCAAGGCGTGAATTTTGTGAAATGTTATATTCATAGTCACCGACATAATTAAAAACTTCCTCGTCCAACACGGCAAGGAAAGTTTCACTCGGCAACACTTGTGCAAAATTGTTCTTAAACAATTCGGATAATGCAATTTCACCTTGTCTTTTATACGACTCTTTCAAGGCCTTATTTATAACGCTATTCATTTTCTTGAGGTGTTTAATTTTGATTGTGTTAATGCGTTCGGGTTTCGGGTTGTCGCCCAAAATCTTTTTGCGCCTTATTTGATCAAATAGGTCGTTATATTGGTCCTCTATGATAGGCCTTAAGGCCGCAACAAGCCGACTTTCACTTGCGTTTAATTCCGACTCAATAGCTTTAAAGTTTGTCTTTTGTGAATAGTTTCCCGGTGCGTCACCGAACTGTTTTGAAAACTTTTCCGTTTCCTTTTCATCGGGTTTCGGTTCAATTTTCTTTCCGGGTTCCGGGTCGTTTGGGTCGTCGTCCGGTTCGACTTCGGTTCCAATTGTCCCCGGCGGTTGGGTCGGTGTCGGTCGGTCAACGGCACCCTCTGGAAATTTCAACAACGAACGCAAGTGATTTATTTCATCGTCGGACGGCTTATATAAGCGGCCTTTAAACGCCTCAATGAATAGTTTTGCATACTCTTTCGTGTCGTCCTCGGTAGGCGGACGAAACTTGAAAGACGGATAACTTTCCATAAGTCCGTTGTTAAAAATAATAATGGGTTGAATAATTTGTTTGTTTATAAGCCTTTCAATGGAACGTCGTCGCCTCATAATATGTTTCATAAACATTTCGATTTGTTCCCGACCTAATGATTGCGAACCGCCGCCGGAAACCGAACCTTGAAAACCCAATAAATCGGGAATGAAAAGTCCTCGTCCAATAAACATATTGAACATATTTATTCCCTTTGTATACGACTCACCGTTTGATTTTGACTCAAGGAAAGTGACGTCAAATTCTTTAGGTATTGCAAGGGCACTTTTTGTTTGAAACTTTTTAATGATGTTGAAAATTTCCTCAACTTGTTCTTGCGGAACAACCTTGTCGTATTTTGCAATAGGCACCGGGGACGCGGCTTTTTCCAAAAATATTGCATAATAACGTGCAATATGTCTTTTCGTGAACCATGCACCATAAACTTTTTCAAGGTCGGAAATTCCATAAGGTCCAACGGTTGAAATTGTCGGCGTGTATTTTAAAATTGATTTTGGGTCGATTTTAATTGAGCTATTTGCTCCTCGACTTTCATAGTGAGTGACATTCCCTTGATCGTCGGTATGAATTAACCATGAGTCGGGGTGTCTTGTTTTCAATGAACGCAATGTGAGTGATCCGTCGGGTCTTTTCTTAAATACTTTTTCAGCGCAACCAAAACCAAAAGTTTGTGCATTATCGACCAACGTGTCTAGATAGTCGTCTAAACTTTCGTCGGGGTCTTGTTCAAGCCTTAAGAATAAGTCGTCGACAAGGTGTTTTGAACTTTCATCGTCGGAAACAATGTCCCAACCGCAACCAACAATTAAATCTTTTTTCAATTGCAAACAGACGTTCACTTGATCGTCGAAATACATTGCTTGAAAAATTTCGTGGTCGCCTCTTTTTTGATATATGTCACTCGGATTATAGGGTTTATAGTACGATGCTTGAATATAACTTGAGGTTTGTTCCGTCTTTTCGGCCATTCCGAAATATAAATTATGGATCGGGTTTAAAGTATTTTCAGACTTTGGTTGTTGGCCCGTTGGACGTTCGTTCAATTCTTGTTTTTCTTTTGCATCGTTTTCCGGCATATTTCCCCCGTTTTTCCTATCTTATCAGACAAGAATTTTTTGCGAAATGTTTTCATAAAAATCATTTGTTGAGTCTGACATTAACATTTGAACCCCTATGCAACCCGACATAAAACAGTCGTCGTGGTGTCCTGTATCGGCCTCGATTTTGCCTTTGTTGTTGACCAACGTCAAACATTCACCCAACGTTTCGGGGGAATTGATTTTAATTGTTTCATTTTCAAACCCATCAATGAAAGTATTAACCATTATCGGCCGTGTGACAAGGTTCGTATGCCAACCGTTCGTGTCTTCTTTATGTTGAAACAAATTTGAGTATGTTTTCGTATGATATAAATATTCAAGAACCGCGTGTCCATGGTTGTTTCGTTCGACACCGACCAAAGGCCACGGTCGACCGCCGCTTGTGAACATTCCGGCAATTTCGACAATTTTATCGGCAAGTTTAAAAGGTTTAATGGTGTTTGAACGAAATTGTGCGACTTGCTCTTTTGTTTGGGTGCAAAATACGTCAATCACTGAATGATCTAGTTTAACACCCTCGGCAACATCAATGCCTAGGACATAACGTTTTGTTTTGTCGTATGTTTTCCATATTTTCAAAGTCCCGTCGTCTAATATTGGTTCCGGCAATTCCTTTAAAAGTTTTGAAACAAATTCTTGATCAATTGGACATTGACCGGACGCAAGGAAACATTGAATATCGTTTTCGGGGAATTCTTGAAAGAACATTTCGCCGTTTTCTTGAATTTGAACACGCCTCCAGGCAATTTGATGTTTGCCTATTGCAATTCCATAATTGTTTTTAGCGTCACGAATTAAATCTTTTTCGTCGGCGGTGTATTTTTTTATATGTGACCCATCAACCTGGTATTCAGGTTGAAAGAACCATGGAAAGAATAATTTTGTTCGTGTTGAATGTGGGTTAACCCAATGCTGATAAAAGTCCCCCGACA